AGATCTTTGTCGTCGAGGCTCGAAAGAATGGCAAATCTTTATTAGCGGCTGCAATTGGGAATTATACCTGGCGCGTAGATGGCGGATATGGCGCGAGAGTCTTCTGCATTGCTCCCAAATTTGACCAGGCAGACATCATTTATAACTGCATCTGGCAGATGGTTCAGCTGGATCCGGAATGGCAGGAACTAAAACGGCTGTCTCAGGAAAAGGATACACAGCACCGAAAGATCCATGATGACTCTATGCTTGCGCGGCACAGGCAGTCCGATCTGAACATCCAGGGTACAAACAGCACTGTTAAAAAAATCGCTTTTAACAGCAAGAGTTCGGATGGTTTTAACCCTTCACTGACAATCTGTGATGAGGTTGCGGCGTGGCAGGGAGACAAAGGTCTGAAACAGTACGAAGTCATGAAGAGCGCTATGGGTGCACGCCCTGACGGCCTGCTGATTTCCTGCACCACTTCCGGATACGTCAATGACGGGATTTATGACGAATTGATGAAGCGGTCGACGCGGTTCCTTCTGGGGGAGTCGAAAGAGCGGAAACTGCTCCCTCTGCTCTACATGATCGATGATGTGGAGAAGTGGAACGACATCAACGAATTGCGAAAGAGCAATCCGAACCTGGGCGTCTCGGTCACTGTGGATTACCTTCTGGAAGAGATCGCAGTGGCAGAGGGGTCACTCAGCAAAAAGGCGGAGTTCCTGACGAAATACTGCTGCATCAAGCAGAACAGCTCCCTCGCATGGCTCCCCGCTCAGGTGGTTAGTGAAGCGTCCGGGCCTGCTCTGCAACTGGAAGACTTTGCACATTCTTATTGTGTCGCCGGCATCGACCTCTCGCAGACGCGGGACCTTACAGCCGGCGTGGTTGTCATAGAGAAGGGCGGAGAGCTGTATGTGTTCTCGAAAATGTGGCTCCCTGCGGAACGGATCGACGAAGCTACCCAGCGCGACGGCCTGCCGTATTCCGCATATATTCAGCGCGGACTGCTCGAACCTTCCGGCGACAATTACGTCGATTATCATGACTGTTTCCGCTGGCTGACGGAGCTGGTGGAAAAATATGAGATCCTGCCGCTCATGGTCGGATATGACCGATACTCTGCGCAATATCTCATTCAGGATCTTAATGCTTACGGCTTCCGGACTGACGATGTCTATCAGGGAGAAAACTTATACGGAGTTATTCAGGAGACGCAGGGCCTTCTGGAAGACAGGAAGATCCATATCGGGGATAACGATCTTCTGAAGGTGCATCTGCTGAACAGTGCTGTAAAAATGAGCACCGAGCGCGGCAGAGGCAAACTGGTAAAGCTCTCCCCGAATGATCATATAGATGGAACAGCCGCTTTATTGGACGCGATGACAGTGCGGCAGAAATGGTATGCAGAGATAGGGGAGCAGCTGAGGAATTAAGAGATGGGACTTTTTGATATTATTTTCGGGCGGCGTCCGAAACCGAAAGGAGATCACGAAAGCGTGTTCAGGCTCCTAAACGGATACACGCCGCACTTCACAACATGGGGCGGATCAATCTACGAGAGTGAGCTCATCCGCGCGGTAATCGGAGCGAGAGCGACGCATATTTCAAAACTCAGGGTGGAAACTATAGGCGCGGCGCGTCCGGCATTGCAGGGGAAGCTCAGGCACGGCCCGAACCGTTTCCAGACGTGGAGTCAGTTCATGTACCGGCTGAGCACGATCCTGGACATCCACAACACGGCTTTTATCGTTCCGGTGTATGACGATTACGGAGAACCTTCCGGGATATACGCGCCGCTTCCGAACAGATGCACGATTGTCCAGTATAACGACGTGCCATATCTGCGCTATGAGTTTTCTGACGGGAACAGGGCTGCGGTAGAGCTTGCCTACTGTGGGATCATGACGAAATTCCAGTATAAGGATGACTTTTTCGGAGAAAGCAATCGTGCACTGTATCCGACTATGGATTTGATCCACACGCAGAACGAAGGGATCCAGGAAGGGGTCAAGAGTGCGGCGACGTATCGGTTTATGGCGCGTGTGGGGAACTTTACGAAGGCAGAGGACCTGAAAAAAGAGCGTCAGCGCTTCACGGAGGAAAACTTCTCAAAAGAGGCAGAGCCCTACGGCATCTTGCTCTTCCCGAATACCTACAACGACATCAAACAGGTGGACGTCAAACCGTGGGTTATAGATGCGGATCAAATGCGGATCATCGAAAACGGCGTCTATGATTACTTCACCATGAATGAGGACGTCCTGCAGGGTAAGGCATACGGAGACAAATGGACGGCCTTCTATGAGTCAGCGATCGAGCCTTTTGCGATCCAGTTCAGCGAGGTGGTCACAAAAATGCTCTTTACGCTGCGGGAGCAGACGCAGGGCAATAAGATCATGGCCACAGCGAACCGGCTGCAGTATCTGAGCAATAAAGAGAAGCTGGAAGTATCCAGCCAGATGCTTGACCGCGGGATCATGTCTATTAACGACGTCCGCGAGATATGGAACCTTCCGCCGGTTGAAGGCGGCGACGTTCGGATCATTCGCGGGGAATACTGGAACGCTGACGAAAAGGTAACGGAGGAAGAAGAAAATGCCGAAGACAATACATGACAGATTGAACGAAGGGCGGCAATACCGAACCATTGACGTGTCCGGATTTGAGCGGCGCGCAGAGGGTGACAGCGAGCGGGTTGTCTCAGGATATGCCACGACATTTAACCAGCCTTATGAGCTGTACAGATTTAGCGTTGCGGGCAGCGTTTATATCATCAATGAGCAGATTGACGCCCGCGCTTTTGATGAGACGGATATGTCGGATGTGGTCATGCAGTATGACCACGAAGGACGCGTCTTTGCACGGATCTCCAACGGGACGCTTGAGCTTGACCCCGATGAGCACGGCCTGCACATCCGGGCAAACCTGGGCGGGACAGAAATTGGTCGACAGCTTTATGAGGAAATAGAAGGCGGATACACAACCAAGATGTCGTTCGGGTTCCGTGTCGGTGAAGACAAGAGAGAGGAAACCGTCGAAAGGAACAATGAGACCGGCGTCACCACAACGACGATCCTCAGAACCATTACCAAAATATCTAAACTGTACGATGTTAGCGCCGTATCGCTTCCCGCGAACGACGCTACTTCTATATCTGCGCGGAATTTCGGCGAGGGAGTTGTCGCCGAGATCATGGAGGAGGTCCAGAAGCGCGAAAGGCAGAAACAGAAAATCAGAATTATTATGGAGGTTAATAAGTAATGCATCTCAAAGACATGACTACTGACCAGCTGCTTGAAAGACGCAGCGCAATCGCAACTGAAATCGAAGCACCCGACGCCGATCTGAACGCTCTGGAGGCAGAGGCCCGCGCCATCAATGAGGAGCTGGAAGCAAGACGTGCAGCTGCAGCTCAGCGCGAAAACGTTCGCGGCATGGTCGCACAGGGCGCCGGGACCGTCATCGCTTCCGCCCCTCAGGAACAGAGAACTGTTCAGACCGACGAGGAGGTCCGCGCATCTGCCCGCTACTGCGACGCGTGGAAGAATTACATCATCAACGGCGATCCGAGTGAGTGCCGCTCCCTGCTGACCGCAAACGCATCCGGCACGGTTCCGGTTCCCACCATCCTCGAGGCCGGCATTCAGACCGCATGGGAGAATGACCCGATCATGTCCCGGATCCGTCGGACCTATATCCGCGGCAACCTCAAGGTTGCGTTCGAGCTGAGCGCTGACGGTGCATATCTGCACACGGAAGGCACAAGCGCACCGACTGAAGAGTCCCTGACTCTTGGCATCGTGGAGCTCATCCCTGCCAACGTCAAGAAGTGGATCAAGATCTCTGATGAGGTCGTGGCTATGGGCGGTGAGGAATTTGTCCGGTATATCACCGATGAAATCACCTACCAGATCGTTAAGAAAGAGGCTGCCCTTGCGGTCGCTGACATCACCGGTGCGAGCACTTCCAACTCCTCCAGCGCTATCGGCGTGCCGAAGGTAACCGCAGCCCCTGCGATCACCACCATCCCCACAGCCGCAGCGAACCTGTCCGATGAAGCGACCAATCTGGTTGTCATTATGAACCGTCTGACAGAAGTGGAGTTCCTGAGCGCATACGCCAACGGCAACTTTGCGGTGGATCCGTTCGCGGGTATCCCGAGGATTTACACGTCCGCGCTTCCGGCATACAGCACGGCACCTACCGGTGCTGTTTATGCTATCGTGGGCGACCTGGCTGCAGAGCAGTTCAACTTCCCTGAGGGCGACGGCATCGTCATCAAGTACGATGACATGACCCTCGCTGAGGCGGATATGGTCAAGGTGATCGGACGCAGATACAGCGCCCACAAGATCACACGTCCGGGCCGCCTCTGCAACATCGCGAAGCCCGCAGCGGCCACAACCTGATGAGGGCGGAGCTGCTGAAGGACGCACGGATTAGACACCATGCCGGGGAGATCGTAGAGGTCTCTCCGGCTGAGTTTAATTTCCTGCAGTCCGTAGGGGCGGCGCGTCCCGCTCCGGAGAAGAAGAAAAAACAGAGGAAACAGAAAAATGAGGCTTCTGATAGGGATCCCGTCGCTTGATTATGTTCATGTCAATTTTGTCAAGTCACTTACGGCGCTGATTATGCGTCTCAAAAGTGAGGGCATAAATTTTGACGTGCAGATTGAGTCGGGGACGCTGGTCTATGTGGCGCGTGACAGGATCGCAAGCAAGGCCATCAACGAAGGCTATACGCATGTCTTATGGTTCGATGCTGACATGGTTTTTCAAGACTTCGTTCTGGATGATCTTATGTTCAGCGGGAAGCCTTTTGTGTGCGGGATCTACCACGCGCGGCGCAAGGGATACCATTCCTGCCTGTTCCGCAATCTGGACCTGAACCATTTGGAGCGTTTTGAGTATCCATATCCTACAGATACGTTTGAGATCGCCGGGTGCGGGTTCGGGTGCGTCCTGATTGACGTGCAGATCATGCGGGAAGTCATGCAGAAGGACGGGACGTGCTTTTTACCGATGGCACACTACGGAGAAGACCTTGCATTCTGCAAACGTGTCGCCGCGCTCGGGTACAAGATGTATGCAGAGCCGTCGGCCGTTTGCGGGCACATCGGGCACACGGTGATCTATCCGGAAGACCATGAGCGATGGAAACAGACTATTAGTTTTTAAGAGGAGGTGCTGGCATGGTACTGCTTGATAAGGTGAAAACGGCATGCCGTGTCACCACAGACGCTTTTGACGAAGAGCTGGTTGATCTGATCTTTGCGGCGCTTGCCGACCTGGGGATTACGGACATCAAGGCGGATGACCTGGTAATTATCGATCCCGAAACAAAGGCAGAAAATATCCTGAAGCCGCTTGTCCAGCGGGCCGTGATCACTTACTGCCGCATGAATTTCGGGGATCCTGATGACTACGAACGCCTGAAGGCGTCCTATGACGAACAGAAGGCGCAGATGTCAATGTCTGGGGAGTACACAACATGGACAGAAGCAACGTAATCAACCTCATAAGCACGGAGCTGACGCTTGACGAATACGGCGTCCAGCGTGCCACAGAGAAGTCAGAGCAGGTCTTCTGCAGCGTGGAGAGCGTGACAGCTTCGGAAGTGTTTGAAGGTGGACGCAACGGGCTTGACCCTGAATTCCGTTTTACGATGTTCGAGCCGGATTATTCCGGACAGACAATCGTCGAATACAAGGGAAAGCGTTACGGCGTGTACCGCACATACAGAGGCCGTAACGACACTATTGAGCTTTACTGTGAGCGGATGGGAGGTGTGATATGAGTACAGACCTCCGCAAAGCCGTGAACGATGCTCTGGCAGAGTTCGGCGACGTAGCGCGGGAAGCTTCCGACGCTGCAACTGTGAAGGCTACTAAGAACGCGGTGAAGACACTTAGAAGCACAAGCCCGGGACGTGCGGCAAAGTACGGGCGCGGGTGGAAGTCGAAAGTCGAGAAAAAGCGCCTCTGGTCAGAAGGCGTCGTCTACAACATAAGACCCGGTCTGACGCATCTGCTCGAAAATGGCACAGCCCAGCGCAGCACCAAAAAGGGCTACAACAGGGGCAAGATGCCCGCACAGCCGCACATCTTAAAGGCTCAGGAAAAGGCGGAAGAGGATTGGCTTAAAACGTTCGAGGAGGGGTTAGGATGAGCATGACATATAAGCAGATTGCGAACCTAGTCGGCTCTGTCGGCGCTCCAAATAACATCCCTTACGCGTATGACCATTTCATGGTGGATGAGAACAATCCGGGGCCGCCGGCTCCATATATCACATTCCGATATGTGCCAAAGCCTTTCGTTGCGGACGACATCAACTACGTACGTATAGAGCATCTTGTTATAGAGCTTTTTACGGATAACAAAGACTACATTCACACGGCGGCCATGGAAGCCGCCCTGGCCGGTGCCGGTCTGGCTTATACGGTCGACGAGACTTACAACGACGCTGAAGCGCTGTATGTAACGACCTACGAGGCGGACTTTATCCTGGCTGAATAAAGGAGGATACATCTATGGCTGCAACAGTAGTTACAGACAACAACAAAGTGAAATACGGTCTCTCGAATGTCCACTATGCCGTCCTGACAGAGACCGTATCAGAAGGAGTCAGAACGATCTCCTACGGCACGCCGAAGCCGATCCCCGGCGCGGTTAACCTTAATATTCAGCCGGAAGGCGATCTTACTCCCTTCCGCGCTGACAACATCGATTACTGGGTAGGCGGCGGCAACAACGGTTATTCCGGTGATGTTGAGTTCGCCCGCATTACGGATGAGTTCAAGGTTGACTGCCTCGGTGAAGCGGTAGACGAAACTACGACGGGGCTGCAGTACGAAGTCGCAACGGCTCAGCCTGTCGCGTTCGCTCTCCTGTTTGAGTTTGAAGGGGATGCAAAGCATACAAGACACGTCCTGTATAACTGCAAGGCGGGACGTCCCACGATCGCATCCGAAACGACCCCTGATGGGAACATTGAACCGATCACGGAGACGCTCAGCATCACGGCGAAACCCCGCTCGACCGACAGCCTTGTCAAGGCTAAGAGCGTGCTTGGCGATACGAGCTATGCGACGTTTTTCGAATCGGTTGTTGTCCCGACTGTGGCATAAGGAGGAATGATGGAACGGACTATTCAGATTGACGGAAAAGACGTATTGCTCAGGTGTACGGCAAAGACTCCCATAATTTACAACGCTCTCATTCATCGGGACCTGTTGGTTGATTTCGACAAGCTCCAGAAGAACAAGACGGAAGACGGCGGAGTCGACATCGGATCTCTCGAGACCTTTTTGAACATCGCCTATGTCATGGCGTGGCAGGGTGAGGACGCACATCATCGCGAGAGGATGGCGGACTTCCCGAAAACGCCCGGTGACTGGCTTGATCAGTTTGAAATGTTTTCCGTATACGAGCATCTTGATACCATCATGAACCTCATGCTCGGTGACAGGATGACTCTGGTAAAGGAAAAAAACCTGTAAAGCGTCGCCCGACTGAGCGTCCGTTCACAACAGCGTTATACACGCTCAGATGTTTGGATATTGGCCTCAGTCCCAACGAGTTAGACTCGTTCTCGACTGGGGCCATTTTTGATATTTTCACGGAACGTTTGAATGACGACAAACCGTGGAGGCAAGTGGCGACGCAGGATGACTTTGACAAGTTTTGAGGAGGCCGATTATGGCCAGTGGAAGAATTAAGGGGATCACCGTCGAAATCGGCGGCAATACAACTAAATTACAAGACTCGCTTAAAGGCCTCGACAAGACCCTGCAGGGGACACAGAGCAAGCTGAAGGACATCGACAGGCTGTTAAAGCTCGACCCGAAAAACACGGAGCTGCTCACCCAGAAGCAGAAGGCGCTGCAGGATGCGGTGAACGCTACAAAGGAACGCCTCGAACAACTCCGTGAAGCTGCGGCAAATGCCACCCCCGAGTCAATGGGACAGGAACAGTATGACTCTCTGCAGCGTGAAATAATCGCAACTGAGCAGGATCTCAAAAGTCTCGAAAAGCAGTCTGAAGATTTCGGGAGCGTCTTTGGTCAGCAGATTTCCGCAGCCGGCGCAGCCATGCAGGAACTCGGCGGCAAGATCGAGGACGCGGGCAAGGCGTTCGCTCCCGTGTCCGGAGCTGCTGCGGGCGTTCTTGGGACGCTTGGCGGACTTGCGTACAAGTCAGTCACGGCGGCAGATGACCTGAACACCCTCGCAAAGCAGACGGGCCTCAGCACGGACGCCCTGCAGAAGATGAAATATGCTTCTGACCTGGTAGACGTGTCGGTTGAAGACATCACCGGCGCGGTCGGCAAAA